GAACTTAATCAATGGTGCTATGAAGTCATCCACGCCCTTGACATGGCCGCTTCTGATACCTTTGCATCTGACGATGGAGACGATCAGGGATGGGTAGTAGCCAAAACCCTTGATGATGAAGAAACTTCTATTAACTCAGAAGTGTTTGCCATTGCAGAAGATATTAGGTTAAGAAAGCAGAATTTTTCAACCTACATGATTGGTGGGGATAGACTCAAGAAAGCCTTAAGATGGGCATTGGGGAAGGGAGAATGTTTTCTAGAGTTAGGTATTGAACGAGAGGGTTTATCTGCTAACAAGTCTAAGGATTTTGGTGTAGCAAAGACTCTTTATTTACCTACCTTTGAGATGTTTAGAAAAGAAACAGATCAAGGGGAACTAATTGGGTTTGAGCAAAGGAAATACGTTTCGGAATCTGATCCTGATTATTTTTTTGAACCCTATAAAATCTGTCATATTCGCCATGAGCCTGATTTTCTTTATGGTCGCTCTCTTTGGTTAGCTTCTTTAGATGCTTGGGCTGATGTTAAACAAGCTTTCGATAATTTGATTAGGGCATCCAATGACTTAGGAGTTTCTCCGACTCTGCATATTATGCCAGGTATTTCTACCGAGCAAGAAAGAATTTATGAGCGAGAATTAGAAATCCGTAGAAAAAGCGGAATAATATCCGACCATATTCTCAGCTATCCTGGGCAAGATATTCGTAAAATGGCTAATTTTAACCCTGATTTAACAGGGCTAATTGATACTCTTTTGCAATGCCGGTACAAGCTAATTATCCCTGGATTTCCGACCTATTTCTTCCCAGGATTAGAATCAAAAGGGGGAACTAAAGAGTTATCCCGGTCGCCTGATCGTCGCTATTCTAGGATGAGATACGGATGGTGTCAGCTTCTTAGCGGTGCTATCAAACAGGTAATTGACACAGAAATCATTCTCAGAAAAGGATTAGATTTTTATGCCGAAAATGCTAGAAATAAATATCGGATACTGTGGCCAGAATGGAGTGAATCTATTGATGGTATGTCTGGGGGAGAAGTTGAAGACACTGACTCTGATTTAACCGATGAAGAAACTAATAAACAACCTGTTAAAAAAATAAATATAAATCAAAATGATTAATCAAATTATTCACGGTGATTGTTTTGATGTTTTAAAAAATATTCCTGATAATTCCATTGATTTAATCCTTACCGATCCTCCCTATGGACTTTCGTTCATGGGTAAAGATTGGGATCATGGTGTACCCGGTGTACAGTTTTGGATTGAAGCTTTACGAGTCGCTAAACCAGGAGCGCACCTATTTGCTTTTGGTGGGACTCGTACTTTTCACCGATTGGCAGTAGCGATCGAGGACGCTGGTTGGGAAATCAGAGATACCATTATGTGGGTCTATGGGTCGGGGTTTCCGAAGTCGTTGGACGTAAGCAAGGCGATTGATAAAATTGCAGTAGTTGAATGTCCTGCGTGTAATGGTATTAGTAAAAACACTGAACTTGAGTCATGGGAAGAGTGGATTAAAAAAACTCAAGACTATGGTGGGACACGCAAAGAGTGGGAACGATTGCAAGATTTATCTATCTGTAATGTGTGTAACAGTACAGGAAAAGTACGCGGAGCAAATCGGGAGGTTGTTGGCGTTGCGGGAAAAAGCGGAAGCACTCGTAACAACATGGCAGGTGATTTTGCCGGCGGGGAATACATGAGTAGCGTCGCCGCCACACCCGAAGCAAAACAATGGGAAGGCTGGGGGACTGCTCTAAAACCAGCACTCGAACCGATTACGGTGGCTCGTAAACCTCTCACTGGCACGGTAGCTGAAAATGTCCTACAGTGGGGAACTGGGGGGATTAATATCGATGGGTGTCGGGTGGGGACGAATGACGGACTTGGGCGCCCTTATGGCGGCGAGAACAAGGTTTATGGCAGCTATGGTATGGAACGCGGAACCAGGACCGGCGATGCGCTCACCGGCCGCTGGCCTGCCAACTTCATCCACGACGGCAGCGAGGAGGCGGTGGGGTTGTTTCCTTATCAGAAGTCAGGCAAGGTTAAACCTCACGTTATAAAGCGTGACAAAACGGTAGTAGATTTTAAGCGTGGGTTGACTCAAAAAACAGGGTATTTTCTATCTAGCGAAGGCTCTGCTGCCCGCTTTTTCTATTGCGCTAAAGCTAGTAAATCCGAACGCGGTGAAGGTAATACTCATCCTACGGTGAAACCACTGGCATTAATGAAATATCTCATAACTCTAGGATTACCTCCGGGTGGGACAGTCTTAGACCCTTTTTGTGGTTCTGGCACTACTGCATTAGCTTGTAAAGAATTGGGTAGAAATTATATCTGTATCGAGAAAGAATTAGAATATTATCAGATAGCTTGTAACAGACTAGACCAACCTATAGAACCTATTCCAGATGAACCGATAGAGGAAATAATAGATAATTCTCCATTACAGTTAAAACTGTTTTAAATTTGATAAAATACAGTAAAACCAAGAGATAATTATGACAAATCTAAAAGCTTATGTTGTTTCCGATTCTAATGATGGTCAGGTCGTTAACATGACTGAACTGGAAGTTATTGAAGTTTTAAAAGATGAGGTGTCTGAGCTAAAAGCTCAGATCGGTGAACTTAACAAAGCAGAAACAGAAGCGTAAGTGGATTAGGGAACTGACAAAAAATAACTCTTGACTGTCAAGAGTTTATTATTTAATTTAAAGAGAAAATCCATGAATAACAATAACTTTGACGCTATTATCGAAGATTTGAGTATCGAAGACTTGAGAGCCGAATACGCCGAATTAACCGACTCATACGATAGCCTGATGTTTGATTATGAAACATTAAAATTAAAGATAAAAATGTTAGAAATTAAAAACCGTAACCTAAAAGCTAAACTCAATAAATCAGAAAAAACCCAAGAATTAGTTTATGACGGATTAGGAGATAAATAATATGACAGATAAATTCAACCCAGAAGATAAAAGGCCAAGTAAACTTACCAAAAAGATGAGTAAAGAAGAATGGGAAATGCGAAAACCACTGCCCTCAGAAATATTAATTTCTTCTTTACAAGAACCGATTCATAAAGACATTGGACGCTCTAAATTTGTTAAAGCATCGAAAAGCCCGATAAAACCATCGAGAGTAGAATTAGAATAAAGTAATCATGGCAGATAAATTTAACCCAGAAGATAAAAACCTACAGCCAATTGGTCGATTACTAGAGAGAGCCGAAGTAACAGCCGATGACATCCAAAAAGCTATCGATGACTGGAAAAAGAAACCTCCGGATGATGAATTTAAAAACCTATTAGAACCTGAAATAAGTTATGAGTGATTTTTCTTTTAACCCTGGTACTCGGCGCTATCGAGACAATAGAACGGGGAGATTTGTCTCTACTGAAAAAGTTAGACAAATCTCCCAACAAACTATTAATGCCCGTACTCAAAAAACAGATAAACTTACCCGTGACCTTTTAGAGAAAAAAATAACTGTTAGTGAGTGGGAAGAGAAAATGTCTTTCGAGATTAAAAACCTAACTATTCAGCTTTATCGAGTTGGTAAGCCCGATATGAACGCTTCTGACTATGGCAGAATTGGTCAGATGCTTAGAACACAATACGCACGATTAAGAAAGTTTTCCCGTGATATTATTCTTGGTACTCAATCAGAGGCTCAAATAATCAACCGCTCTAAACAGTACGTTGCCAAGTCTAGAGAAGCTTTTGAGGAGGGAAGCCGGAGAGGACACGCTCTAGTCAACAAGTGGGAAAAGAGAATAATTACCAAAAAAGAATCTTGCCAAGAGTGTCTTTTTTATGAAAGTGCCGGTTGGCAGCCTATTGGAACACTCCCCCGACCGACTGAAAGATGTACTTGTCGGGCTAATTGCGGTTGTTACTTTATTTTTTCTAACTCTAGGACACGACCTACCCAGAATATGCTTTCGTTAAACTTTGGCTGGACGAAATAAAAAACGCAGGATTGATACCCTGCGTTGTTTCCTCAGCTATACACTTTCTATGGAGACAAATATTTTGTATTGAAATTTTATATTTATAGGTTTCGGTTGGAGACGACACTATTAATATAGATCAACCAACCATAAACGTCAAGTTTTTAGATAAAATCATTTATATAAGTATTTTTTATTGACATGGAACTAAAACTAACCCGCGCTGAATTAGAGATATTGCTACAGACCCGTCATCCTACCGACGACGAGATGCAATTAATCAATCAATTCAAACCCTACGGACTCGATCCGTGGGAATCATCGGAACTGATGCGATTTGCTTTAATTGCTTCAAATAACTTAATTCACGGTTCTGGACAGGTATGGGATGAAAATGTTTTGGAAACCATGGTAGCTAGTTACCCTGGATGCGCTTTGATGATCGATCATGAATGGGAGGATCAAACTAAAACTTTTGGGATGATCTATGATTCTTTTATTTATTCCTTGCCTCGTGTAAGCAAAGAAGGGATAGCACGAATCCTCGAAAAATCCCCTAATCCAAGCGAAGATTACCGAATAATCCAAAAAGATGGCTATCATCAGGTCTTAGTCTTTGGATTTGCAGAAGCGACTCACCCGATTATTTCAGAAATTTCCTATGGCAGAAAAGCCGATGTTTCAATGGGGGGAATTTTTTATGGCGAGTCGATTTGTCCTATCTGCGATATTCCTTACAGTGATCCTAAATGTCCCCACTACCCCCCGTATATGGCAGGGCTAGTAGATGAAGAAACGCTAACCCCTTACTATCGCCGTTCCGGAAAAATGGATTCTATCGAATGCAGTTTTGTTGCTAATAACAATTGTCGTCAGGCGAGATTGATAGATTCTCGTCTCAATACTTTTGTTTTTTCCTAAAACAGAAAGTTCTGTAGTACAATTATATCTAATAGTTAGTGATCAGTAATCAGTAATGAAAAGTACCCTAAAAGAAATCAAACGGGTTACTCCCGTAGTTATTAAAGATTCAGCAGAAGGAAGTGATGCTCCTTCTCAAGAAGAAATCTACGCCCTGACTCAAAAAGCCACTTTTCGAGGTGATTTAAAGTCTTCTGGAAGTGGTGTACCAGTCAAAAATTCTGACCCTGATCCCACTCCCGTCCCAGTCTTTGATTCCAAAGCGATTCAAGAGATTGTCAAAAACACCGTAGCAGAAACCGTAGCTTCGGTAAAGCAAGCAATGGAATTGGAAAAACAATCTGCATTAGAAGCCCAAAAGCAACAGTTTGAGACTGCAAAAGCTACTCTAGAAGCTTCTCTCAATTCTGCTTCGGAAGCTATCCAAAAATCTAATGAAAAAATTGCTCAACTAGAAACTAAAGTCACTGAGTCAGAAAAAACGATTAATAACTTTGCTGACTTAGGAAAGCTTTACGGTAGCCAAACACCAGAAAAAATGCAGTTCCCTAACTTCAACAAAACCGTCGCTCATGATGCTGATAAAATTACAGGTGCGCTTGACGAAACCTTTGATTTGATTGAAGACATTCAGAAAAATTCTGGTGTAATCTATTCGGCTCCTGTAATGGGCGGTAATCAGACAGTAAACCTGTACGATAAAGTACGATTAGATCGCCATGTTAAAAATAACCGGCAACAGATTGTCAACTCTTTAGATGATTGGGGTCGCAAACAAGGCTGGTTCAGAGGGACTCGTTCGGCTCCTGTAATGGGCGGTCAAGTTTCAAAAAATAGCCCAACGACTGCGGCTGATCTTCCCCCATTTTTTCTCGACACTTTGTCAGCAATTCTCCGTCAAACTCAAATCCCTGGGTTTGCCTTTTGGCAGATTCCTAATTATGCCTTAGACTTTACGGCTCGTAATGGAACTGTTATCCGAATTCCTCGATTAAATTACCTAACAAGTTCCCCGTCGGTAAGCGATTATCAACTATCAGGAAAGGGTGAGTATGCTGATCTGACTTCTGAATCAGATAATAATAGTGCGTCTAGCGTATCGGCAGAAATCTTTGAATATGGGCGCGGTAAAGTAGGTGCTTCTACTGCAATCCGACCTGTTTCTATCCCAACTTTCACTGAATATTTTAGTGCGATGGGGATGATTGATTGGATGCAGAATACGCTGTATTACGACTATGCAAGTTTTGATAATACCATGATCAAAACTATGCTTGATAGCACGTCACTGCATTTGTATAATAAAAAAGGCAGTCTCGTTACTTCCCCCACTGGACTATCGGCAACAGGAGATGATGGAACTTTTACCAAAGGATTCTTGCGGCGATTATATCAATACGCCCACGATAACAGGTTCCAGATGTACCCTGACCAGACGTATTTGTTATTCCTAAATTCGACTCAAATTCTGCAATTAAAAGAGAGTTATGATGACGATTGGCAAGCAAATACGACTCGCGATCTTGACGCTTTACTAAATATTCTCAATCCATCCTATATTCCCCCTGGGGATACTGGAAGGGTTAACTCGTATTTAGGGTTGGTAGAAAAATTCCATATTTTTGAAACTGGCAATAGTGTCGGTGTCGGAGCGGCTGGTCAACCCGGTGTTCAAAGTGAAACATTGGGCGGTTCTTTAGGTGCTAGAACTACCCGTACTGGTTATTTAATTGGAGCCGGTGCGTTAGGTGTTGGTGTAGGGATGCCGTTTCAAATCACTTTTGATAATGTCACTCAATTTGATCGTCGGATTCGCGCAACTTGGTTAGCGTGGCTCGGCTACAAAACTCTTGACGTTGATCCCGTAGGTACTGGGGAAGCCTCTCAGCAGTTACGAGTAGCTGAATTACGCACCCTAGATGTAGCGGTATAAACTTTATCTTTCTAACAATTATGGCAAGCAAAGAAACCCTCGAAGAAACTTTACCCACTGTGACAGGTGGAACTAAAAACCTTCCCCTGACAAATGGAACCAATGAAGTTACTTATAACAATCTGAAAGCGCTAGGTTATCCAGTCTGTAACCGGTGTAAAGGTCAACTCAGAACTGATCTCGATCATCGTCCATTTTGTCCAGTCAAAGACACCAGTTGTCCTCTATTGAGCAAAATTTCCTAATGATTTTTAGCATTGATGACCTCTCTATTTTCGCACCATCAGTATCTTTATCAGAAGATGCCGTCACTGGTGCGATTTACTTTGTTCAATCAATCATTGAAGGCGATAGAGGGGCAGATCGACCCTTAGAGATTACCCGTCACCGGGAAAGACTAAGAGTTAATCTAAAATTCCAAAATTTTAGATTAACTTATGTCAGTATAAATACTCCAATTATCAGCAATCCTGCTCCGATAATTAAAGCTAGACTAGGCAATATTACCGATGGATTTAATCGGGCTATCGCTCCTGATAGTTGGCGGACTTTAGGTTCTAACGACTACATAATCGATATAGACGGGCAAATTCACTTATCTACAGCAATTGGTAGATCGTGGGGATATGGCGGCTATCGTGGCTACAGTCGGGAACCATATCCTGAGTTTTCTGAGGCTGATGTAGAGTATTCCAGTGGCATTGATTTTACCCAAGATACCCGACAAACAAGAGAGATAAAAGCGGCTTTTGGTCGTGTTTTAGATTGGGTATGCAATACGGGTTCTTTTAAGGGTGTTTCGTCAGTTGAGTTACCTTTTGAAGAGGTAAAAATCAATTATGGCACTGGTCAACTTGGTACAATTCCTGATGATTTGCTAATGATATTTAAAAAGTATCGCCCCATAAAATTATGAAAGCGATTTTTATCTGTCCACTTCCGCCGACTCTTAATGAACAAATAAGATACGCTCGTGCAAATAAATTTAAAAGCGCAACTACTAAAAAAGAATGGGACTTTGATATACAAAAACTTATTATAGAACAAAAAATTCCATGTTTTCCTGACAAAGTATGGATGCTTTACGAATGGCGAATTAAAAACTTTGGGCGTGACCCTGATAATGTTTGTGGCAGCGCAAAATATGTTAATGACGCACTGAAAAAGACAGGAGTTATTGTCGACGATAATTTAAAATATATCTATGGATACGATTCAATATTCACAAAATGGACGAAAGACGAATTAAAGTTAACAATTAGTGATAGACCAATTCTAAACAAAATTTTTATAGAGGATGATAATAGCAATGTCATATCTTAAACTAGACCCGTCTATTGTCTGTGTTTTAATTGTTTTCGCCTGCTTGATTCATTCTTTCTTTACTCCTGAAACTACTGACACCTACGGCAATGTTATCGTAGCAATTGTTTCAGGATACCTCGGCTACCTAAAAGGTTCCGATGCTTAACTACCCTGATCAAATCTTGCATAAAGTTTAATTCTCCGTCCTAGTTTTGCGGCAATTCCTAGCTGTTGACCCGTCGGGGACTCAAACACATTTAACTGTCTCACAAGTCCGATTCTGCCATTAATTGTTACCTGTAATTCTCCTGTACTCATGATCGGGAACGGGTAATCTTTAGGCTTTACCAATCTTCCCTCAAAATATTCACAATCGAGATAACTACCTTCTTGTACTTCTGCCGCAGGCGGTTTTGCCTGCTGTAGCCAACAGGCAATTACTAAAGACTCTATAGAAGATGCTCGCATAACTGGATTACCAACGGCATCGGTAGTCATGGTAGAGCCTGTAGCCACAGAAAAGGATAGAGAGGCATTAGCCTTAATCGTGGGATTTTCTAAAAATTTCCCCGCAACTCCAATAGCAGTGTCGAACATTTGTATTAATATAAATTTTTCTAATCTTAGTGTACCAAGATTTTCTTGACAATTCAAGTAAGAAGCCATATAGTTTAGTTATGGAGATTTCGGAAGTAAGTACATTATGAAAAATAATTTATCAGAGTCTGAAACCTGGTTAGATAATCTTTCTGGATCAATTTCTAATGAGGAGGCTTTTAAGAAAGCATTAGAATATGGGCGTGTTTTTCGTCAGAATGTACCCTCAGAAACTACCTTTCATTCCCTAACGGATGATTTAATCAATCTTGATTCTTGGACAAGAAACTTAGTGGGGGTTGTTGATTTAGGCTCAGAAGACCCCAAAGAATCGTATATCAAAAAGAGCTAAAACATGAGTATCAAACAATTTCAAATAGAGTTTAATGGGAAAAGCTCAGAACATCTCGAAGAAATATCTCAGCAGTTGAATTTATCGGAGCCTGAAATTATTCGCAAAGGATTAAAGTTTATGGCTTTATACGCTAAATCTCAGGTAGAAAAAGATACTCGGTTAATACTCGAAAAAAATGGCGATCAAAAAGAGATAATCATCTAAAAGAGGTGTTATGGTATGGATGCGAATCTAATAAAAAACCTTAAAAAAGACTTAATAGAATTAAGAAGTCAAATTTGGGATAAAATGTCGGATGCT